GAACATCCTGATGTATTTGAAGCCATGGAACAAGAGATCATGGAAATTGCCAAGTACCAAGATGTACTGGATATGCTAGAAAAACATTTTTAAAACAAAGTTGTTGACAACGTTTGATAGATTCGCTATAAAGTATGTATAAGTTAAGAATCAAACGAAAGAGAGAATGACATGACTGCTTTTACAAATGAAAACCTAGACTTCCACGGTGGCTACTTGATGTTTCGTGGCGCTTATGAAGGTCAGCCAGTTTATGAAGCCAAGCCAAACATGCACCCTTCGAATGTTGGTCGTCGTATTGACTTGTTCATCGCTCGTTTTAAGCACAGTGGTACTCCTATCACTAAAGCAAAATTCGTTAAAGAGTTGAAAGCAAATTGGACTGTTGAAGAATACGCCGCTAAACGTGCCGAAGGTTTGACACCACACGCTATCATCGAAACTAAGAACCCAACATGGGCTAAAGACATTATAGACCAGTGGAAAGCCAAGAATGCCAAGAAAGGAATGTAATGCGTTACATTATCATTGACCCAGACGAAGGAATTTTTCTGGGTACAAAAAGAGATGAAGAAATGGGTGGGATGGGAATGTTGTTCTCATCTCACAATTTTTTATACATCACCAGAGCAACTTGTTGGAAGACTAGGCAAGAAGCCACGTCTTACATGTACAGACACATTAAACGTCATCTGGAACATTGTTTCGTGGCAGAGATCGATAGCGATACCGAAGAACCATTCGTTAGTATTCCAGATATATGTAGGTCTGGTTTTGGTGGTTATGCTTGGGACATGATAGATGTCATGCCCACACCAAGCCAAGAACTTCATTAAAAGTTGAAAAAAGTTGTTGACAACATCTGATAGATTCGTTACAAAGTAAGAGTAAGTTAAGAATCAAACGAAAGAGAAAAAAATGTCAATTAATTATGTTTCAGCCGATAATGGTGGTCTTGTTTTTAATATTGAATGTGCAGACCAAGGTTCAATAGAGCGTAGAGCCGACACTGTAGAAGACGGTGTGTATTGGGTTGACCATTACGGCATCGATAACAATGAGTTGTATTTCTCTTCTTCAATGGACTTTGCGACTGAAGAAATGTTTGAAACAGACATGGGCGCTAAAATCATGTTTGAAGAAATTGTTGCTCAATCACAAAATTACAGTTGACATCTCCAAAAACTATGTTACATTAATATATGTAATGAAAACAAACTTGAAACCTTGAAAGGGTTATATCATGGCACACGAACTTGAAATGATTAACGGCGAAGCACAAATGGCGTATCGCGCAAGCAACGGTCTTCCTTGGCATGGGCTAGGAACACCAGTAGGTGATGACATGTCACCACAAGAGATGATGGAAGCCGCCAATCTTAATTGGGGCGTAGAGAAGGTTAATACCTACTTCCGCTTTAAAGGTGATAACATCGCCACTGGTCAACAAGCACTGGTACGTGAGACAGACGGTAAGGTTCTGACACAAGTAGGTAAGAACTGGAACCCTGTACAGAACTCAGAAGCTTTTGACTTCTTTACAGAGTTTGTTTCTAACGGTGACATGGCTATGGATACTGCGGGTTCTCTTAAAGGTGGACAGATCGTATGGGCTATGGCTGACGTGAAAGACGGTTTCTCACTCTTTAATGGTGACGAAGTGCGTGGTTATCTATTGTTCTCAAACCCACATATGTACGGTAAGTCAATCGACATCAAATTTGTTATGGAGCGTGTAGTATGTAACAACACTCTTGCAGTAGCGTTAAGTGATGATCGTCAAGCTTCTGTGCGTGTCAACCACCGTACACAGTTCAATCCAGAGCGTGTGAAAGAAATCCTTGGTGTTTCTCACAACAAAGTAGAGCAATTCAAAGAAGCCGCTGAGTTCCTTGGTAGCCGTAACTACAAGCGTGAAACCCTTGAGAAGTTCTTTGGTAAAATCTTTGGAGAGTCTACTCGTGAAGACCAGACACTTTCAACTACAGCACGTCGTGCAATGGAAGTGACTGAGAACCAACCGGGTGACAACTTTCGTCCGGGGACATGGTGGAATGCTTATAACGCAGTGACATACATGGCTGATCACGAGCTAGGACGTTCTGCTGATACACGTATGACTTCTGCTTGGTTTGGTAATAACGCAAACCGTAAAGTTAAAGCACTTGACTTGGCACTGGAAATGGCTGATGCATCTTAAAGTAACAGACGTAATATTATTAGGAATAGCCTTAGGGCTACTCCTTATATGGATTGACCCTTTAACTATCATTCGTGGAATAAACTAAATGAATTATACTTTGTTTTTTATGGCATCTCACTTGCTTGGCGCTATAGCATACCAAAATACTGGCGACGCAATGTACCTCTATTTAAACTTGGCTGTAATGGGATACGCATTATTCCAATTCATCAAGGTATGTGTCTTAGTTCTTAGCCCAAATTGGGACGTTGAACTGGCGTATGCTCAGCACATCCCAGATAGTTGGAAGCTTTTGCACAACGCGACCCAAGCATTATCTGTCTATATGTTCTATGTAGCAGGATGGACTTTTGTTTCGGGTTTTTCTGCCCTTTACCTTCTTGTTGTGGCAATTTCACTTATTATCACTATGAGTAACGTAAACTTGGGTGACATCGAAGGAGACGACGAATGAAGATACTTATCATGGGTCTGCCAGGTAGTGGCAAGAGTACCCTTGCAAAGCCCCTAGCAGAGCTTCTGGGGGGCGTGTGGGTCAATGCTGACATCATACGAACAAGCTACGACGATTGGGACTTTTCGCCAGAAGGACGCATCAGACAAGCAAATCGTATGAAGCATTTATCAGATGGAATTGTAATGGCAGGTAAGGTTGCAGTAGCTGACTTTGTTTGCCCCACAGAAGAAACAAGATCAAAGTTCAATCCAGACTTTACTGTATGGATGGACACTATTTCTCGTGGTAGATTTGAAGATACGAATGATATGTTTGAGCCACCTGAGAACATAGACTATCATGTAGAAAAATGGTTTACTAATACCCCAGATGTCTTGCACAGAGTAGTGCAACGATATGTGGCAATTAAAGATGGAAAAAAATGGGAAGGAGAACTGTAATGGTTGACGTAATTAAACAAAACTTCGAAAGATTTGATAGTGAAAATCCACATGTGTTTGAAGCATTCAAAAAGTTCGCAACGCAAGTTAAAGATACTGGAAAGAATAGCTATTCTGCCAAATCAATTTTTGAGCGTATGCGTTGGCACTCAGAAATCGAAACAGTGGGGGAGTCTTTTAAGTTGAGTAATAACTATACGGCTCACTACGCAAGAAAACTGATGAATGACTGCCCAGAGTTTGAGGGTTTCTTCAGAACAAAGGAGCTTAGAGCTTAATGTTTGATTATAAAAAACCAACAGTACAAATGCTAGGACGTTGGCAACCTTGGCACGATGGTCATACAGAGCTATTTAAGAAGGCTCACGCTTTCACTGGACAAGTTGTTATCATGGTACGTGACGTATTCAACTACGATGGTGACGCAGGCGATGGGCGCACTGCTAAGCAAGATGACAACCCCTTTGGTATGATTGACGTCATTGCTAACATCGAAAGGGGACTAGCCCCACACGGCTTCCATAACGGTCACCAGTACCTTATCTTAGAGGTTCCTAACATTGTTGATATTAGCTATGGACGTGGTGTAGGATACACATTCACTGAGCATGACTTGGGTGAAAATGTGCATAATATTAGTGCGACTAAAATTCGTAAACAAATGAGAGAAGAAGGGAAATTATAATGGCAAATTATGTGAATTTTTGCGTGTCTTTTGACCAGATCAACGAAGCCGCAAAATCAAAACTAAAAGAACTTTATGGTCGTATTCGTAACGAAGAAGGCAGTCAAGCATGGTTCGGTGACATGTTCGTTGAAGGTGACTTGACTTACGAACAAACAAGTAAGTATGAATGGACAACCGCAAACATCGGACCCAAGTGGTGTTACCTTGAGGACTTTGATGAAGATTCAATGCATGGAACAAGTGCATGGTGTTACCCAGAAGAAGGCATTATCAAACTTTTGGAAATCCTATATGAACTTGATCCATTCCTTATCACTTCTGTCACATACGAAGATGAAGGTCCTAATTTTGCTGGATGTGCCACTTTCCAAGGCGACGAGCAGTGGGATGGGTTTGAAGATGATTACGATGAAATCCGCGAGTATGTAATCCGTTCGTCCGAAACTCTCACTGAGAATTCTTGGGATGATGAGATGGAAGAATGGGCAGATGAAGAAGCTGAAGATACATTCCAAGAAGAATTGTGGGAATTTATCAGCATTAGACAAATGGAAGCAATTACTTCTTTCGTGGAACAAGTCAAAGAAGATAATAAAAACCGAGACGATTATACTTGACACCATACGAATCATGTACTATACAGTATAGGTAATAACAAGAAAGAGACTACGATGCATAAGAAAGAAACATTTGTGTTCGAAACAGAAGAAGCCGCCCAAGCTGAAGTAGATAGCTACGCGAACGTTCGTTATACAGCACCTAATGCAGATTATTATGTTAGCGGTCCTTTCTTTAATGACGGTGTAAGTCGTGTTACTGGAGAACAGTGGCAAGAAGCGCATTGGTCTGTAACTGTAGAAAAGTATTGGTAGGAGATAAATCATGTATAAGTCAAATCAACAAGAACTATTTGGTGAAATGAATAAAGCATTTGATGTTGCCGTTTGGAACGTCAATAACTCAGAAAAGAACGGTCACGGTATTGATTGGGATTTAGTTCAATCTGAAGTTTGGTCTAAGGTTGGTAATTTCATCTCTGCCACGAACCAAGCCCCTTTGGCGACATCATGGTTTGATTGGTCTGTAGAAGAACACATTAAAACAGTAGGGGGATAATGTCACTAGAAGCATTCTTCGAAGAAGAAAAACCAAAATGGGGTACGTCTGTGGAAAAGCAGACGCGCCTTCGCATCAAACTCTGTATAGCCGCATATGCTTATGAGGTAGAAAACTCTGAGATTATGTCAGATGCAGAATTTGATAAGAAATGTTTGGAAGTCGATACATCTATTGATACTGGAAACGAGGTAATGGATAGGTTCTTTCGAGAACAATTCGATCCCTCAACAGGACAGTGGATATATCGCCATCCAGAACTGGATAAGGTCAAACAGACCTATAACAAATACTACAACCTAAAATAAGGAATATATTATGAACACTGGAACAACTGAAACAATCCTATCTGACTCATCACAAGAAGTTTATTCTGTGACTGCTTCAGAGCTACGCTCTTTTGTTGAGCGTGTTGAAACTCTTGATGCTGAGAAAGCCGCAATCGCAGATAGCCAGAAAGAAGTATTGCAAGAAGCAAAATCTCGTGGGTATGAAGGTAAGATCATCCGTAAGATTGTGGCAATCCGCAAACGTAATCGTGACGATGTTGACAATGAAAATGCCGTAACACAAATGTACATGGAAGCTTTGGGGATGTAAAACCCTCAGAATATCACATAAATAAGGGGGCGTCAAGCCCCTTTATTGCTATGGAGAATATAATGAAAAGCCAATATGAGATAGTCGTTCCATATCAACAACAACAAGAGTCCAATGAACCACAATTGCAAAGTGCAGAAGATGGTCATAGATATGCTATGTTTGTTAAGGGGAATGATCACTTAAAGAATGGCAGAACATATTGCTTTAAAGATGAAGATGGAAATTACGTAAGTACATTCGTCAGTCAGTATTCCGATATCATTGAAAATAACCTAGAACCACGAGTGAAAGATGGTGTCCTTGCTTTACACAAAAAGGGATATCTAACCTTTACGAGTTGTCAAGGTCATGATGATTCAAAGCATCGATATATTGGTGTAGTATTTAATACTACTGAACAGAAGCAAGAATTTGTTTCTGAAATGAATAAATTAGAATGTGATATACATTGGTATGACAACACGATTAATACTGTAGAAAGACCTTGCAAGGAAGTGCCTTGGTGGAGTGATGGTGGCATCACATTACATATTGTTTATGATGATATGCTGTTCCATGAAGCACCCCAGCAGCGAAGAAGACAAAAACCGTACACAGATTTAGATTTAACAAGATTTTGGAATATACAAACAAATAGAAACTACACGCACTATGAATGTATTGTGTTCTCGTTTGGGTATAGTATGGTGGATGCAAGTATATGGCAGAGAATACACAAGTATTTCTTCTACAACCAACAAAAGGTTGAAGACGCATATGATGATTTTGTTAGTAAAGCTGACAAACTAAAAGATTACTTAGCTTAGTCTTCTATGTCGTGAAGCCAAGTTGTTCTGGTTTCCCAAACATTTTCGAATTCTTCTCTACAATTAGTCAGTCTTTCGTGGTTGTTCCAAAGTCGCTTAAAGTAACTGTCATACACGACACGCATTTCATGTAGACTATATCCAGTAGGAAATAAGTGACCCTTAACAGCATAGAACACTTCGTTTATTTTCTTGAGTTCTTCGATAGTCATAAACACACTCCTCATAAAATTCCACAAAAAAAGGGAAGCCCCGAAAGGCTTCCCTGAGTTAGTATCGTTAACCGATATCTTATTCTTAGAACAAGTTAGATACGTTTACACGGCGGTAGTATTCGTTAGTATTGGCTGTAAGTGCGCCGTTACCTTGAGTAGCACCTTGTGCATATGGGTTAGAAACCATGCCGTAGCGAGTTTTAAAGCCAATTTTAGGTTGGAAAGAATTCTCACCAACTGCACGAACCATTTGCAACGGTACGTATGGGCAATAGAATAGACCTGCATCGAAAGATGAAGAACCTTTATAGCCTACTACGAGGTAGTTAGCACCTGCATATGGATCGATATACACTTTGTAACGTCCGTTAAGAACACCAGCAAATGTGTTGCCTGTGTCATCTACGTTCAAAGAGTTGCTGTTAAGCGCTGGTGTGTAATCTAGTACACCTGCCATTTGAAGTGCAGAAGCAACATCAGATGAACAGATAACCATGTTACCTTTACCACGTCTTGTGCCTTTAGCAATAGCGTTAGCTTCTTGCTCGATTTGGAACATAAGACCTTTGAACTT